TTCGTTACTGCCAAATGTATAAGACATGAGACTACTTCTTCCAATATGATTTAATTATTTCAATCCATTCAGGTTTGTTTTTATAAATGTAAACACCTGCAATAATTGTAACAACTACTATTCCTATTATTATATCCATTTTTACTCCTTTGTTATCATGCGTATAACTTTATTTATACGACCACACTTCATAAATGTATGAAGCCTATTAAATAATCCTACCATTTTACCCTGTTTGCCCAATATGCTGCAGACATCTTACCTTTGGCAATATTCTTAGCATGTCGAGCTTTGAAAGACTTAGCTCTTTTAGTCATAGTTCTATCACCAGTCTTTCCTTGTTGACCAAACCTAATAGTCTTAATCTTGTCGCCAACTTTAGCAACTACTATATGTGATTTAGTTTTGTGTCCGGGAGTACGCTTGGGTTTATTATAACCACTTACTCCTGCTCTTTTTAATCTACTATCTTTTGACATTATCTTTTCTTACCTTTATGTAAACCATGTTTAGCATGTTGTTTGCCTTTCTTGGTTGCTTCTCGTTTCTTTCTATTAGCAGCAGCTAACTTCTTTCTTCCTGATGGTGAAGACTTTAAACTCTTAATAGTTGCTTCTGGTGCATAGACTTCACCAGTTTCTGATGATTTCTTACCACTAGCAGTTCGCCATTTTTGTTTTGTCCACCTAACTAGACTTTGTTGTGACTTAGCTTTAGCCATTACTTATAACCACCACCGGCAGCTTTATATGCTTTTGCTAACATCTGTGCTTTTCTAGCACTCCATTGTCCAGCTTTACCACCTTTAGTACCAGCTTTGATTCTATTAAAGATTCTTTTACGCATGGTAGGTTTAGTATAGTTACCAGCTTTGTTTACTGTTGATTTACTTTTTTTTCTAGGCATTATCTATTTCCTCATATTCTGCATCAATCGGTTTCTTATCTGGCATTAAAAATATGCCACCAGTATTGACATTATGATTTACATCCACTCTGTCTATCTTTCCTACACCTACTCTATCTAGTAAAGTTTGTGCAGCAGCTAGTTTATTATTAGCCTGTATGATAGGTTTCTTTGATTCCATAATCTCTACAAGCTTAAAAGCTGCTTTAGGTGCAGAATTAGCTAATACTTCTTGAGTTAGTTCAAGTATCTCAGACTTTAAAGTCTTTACAACATGATGATAGTGTGAAGAATACCCTGCAAGTTCTGCAGCTTTCTTAGCATCCCCTTGTGTTTCTACAAGATGTGTAAGAAAAGCCTCCTGTTTGTCAGTTAACTCTCTTTTTCTTTCATTATTATTTATGCTTGGAAGTATAGCCATGTGTATAAGTATATAGTCATAAACCAGTTTTGTCAAGTATTTAAAAATAATTGTTTAAACCTATTGACAAAAGCTATATAAACATATATAATAAACATTAGTGGTCCGGGGGTTATATCTATATCTCCCACCACATTCCATAGTTGGGAAAACCTCCCAAAACACTAAAAAATATTATAGTCTTTATAGTCGGGTCGTTAACTAGTCTGGTTAATGGCAGATTTGTGTAATTTTGTGCGTGTATTAGATGTATATGCAGGATAGAGGGTATGGTGACCTGCCCACCCCCCAAGCGTATAATGGTCTATACAGACTTTGCAGACCTTTAGGACACCAAATGTAAGGACTTGGTAGCCTATAAAGTTACAACGCTTGGTAAAACTCCTACTCATCTAAGCATCTTGGACAATTCTTACACTAAAGTCTTGAGTAATTTCAAAATTCCATGTGCCTAGCAAATAATAGTAGGAGTTTTGGTGGCAAGGTCAACATAAAAGGTGCAATCATTGCGTTTTATCAGGTTAACAAGTTCATCAAGTCTTTAAAGTCTAGAACTTTTACAAATTTATACCCGATGTGCAAGAGGCATTGTGGTAAAACGCCTTGATGCATCCTTGTCCCTCTATTCTGCATCAGTCATTTATATTAGGTATTTTCCATATGTCCTCCAATACTTTAGACTAATAGAAACTAAGCAGTAATCCTCCACATAATTGTAAGACAGCAAGAACACTCATTCATCTAGGCATTCCTTGCAGTCAACCATTTCACTAGTCTCAGAAAGTCACCGACTTATAAATTGCTAACCTTTGTTCCTTGCTTTGCTAGTTTGTGGAACTCAAAGGCAGTAAATCCCATCAGTCCTCAAAGTTCTTAACAGTGCATTCCATTTCTCATACTGGTATTTTATTTCGTGATGTATGTCTTATCAAGACTAAATAGAACTGCTCATACTTCGCAGGTCTTGACAATCCCTACAATCTACGAAATACTACATACAGCATGAAAAATATAATACACTTAAACTTTGGAACTGGTGAAATTTACGAGTTCCAACAAACTAACAAAGCAATGGAAGTCGCTAAGCAATTTATTGCATCGGGCTTCGACTGCGAAATAGTCAACTGCAGCAATGCAGATGAATGGGTATTCTTACACAATTATGTGGAAGGATTAGTTAATTCCTATTAGTCTAAGGAGGACATATGGAAAATACATTTAATATAAACGAGTATGATACAGATAGAAGAACTTCACCTGCATCATTCCCACAATGCCGAGCAATCGGATATAAATTTGCAAAAGATGCAAAGACAGGCAAGATGAACTGGTTAATGCAAAAACGCATAACTGCACAGATGTTTGACCTTGCCAAGCAAAACAAACTCTCATTTGAGAAGGCACATAAAATCTTGAATGCCAAGACTTTAGCCAAGAATTATCTCAAGATGATTGATGACTACATCGCTAACCAAGCGTAAGTAGCCTTTATAAGCACCAAGTCTAATAAATTTGGTGCTTTTTTTATGCCTGTCAAACTCTTGCGAGACCATTGTGGGTAATGAGGAATGCTTTTTATAACTTGGGGTGTGTGCAGAAAACACCATACCAAATAAATAATTACTTAAGTATGTATATTAATTAACTAAGTTTAAAAAATTCGGGTGCTGTTGGTTGAGGGCGAAGTATAAGTTATGTGACAATTAAGTGACAATTATGAAACAATGTTGCAAATTATACTGTGGATAACCTGTTTATAACTTGTGGATAAGTTGTTAATAGGTTGTGGGTAAGTAATTTTAAGGTTGTTTTTAAGCACTCAACAGAATATTATTCTTAAGATTTAACTTGTCTTGACAGGGGTGCTATAATGTCTCCACACAGCAACCAAACGGAGATTGTATATGGGTATTAAGATAAACAAACAGAAGATTTCAAAGTTCAACAGTTATGATAAAGCACTTATTTATATGAATGAGTTGGGTTATTCATACAAGTCAAAGAACTATTTCAAAGAGGATAGGAGTGAGTTATGGACTAACAAGTCTAAAAGAAAAACTGCATACTTAAAATCTACCTTTGATTTCTTTGAGGTTGATACTATGGACATGGGAACAGTATGGCAAGTTATAGAGTTTTAAGACTTAACTTGTCTTGACAGGTCTGCTATAATGTTTCCAGAACGAGCAGAACGGGTGGAAGGTTGGTAATTAAATATATATAAATATAAATTCTATTATGCTGGAGGGCAATTAATATGGAAAATATACTTAAAAGAGTGAGACAGTTTAGTCTCAAAGGTGCCATTGTTAAATGGTTAATTAGTGATAGACAATTCAGAGACTACATATTTAGTGAAGTTGATGAATTTACAGGAGATGCTATATCTAAAGTTGATGATTTAAAATATGACTTAGAAAATTTTGAATATCGTGTAGATGAAGCAGAAAGCACTATTGAAAGGTTTGAATATGAAACAATCGATAGTATTCAAAGAGATGCAGAAGAAACTATTGAAACTATTAAAGATAGTTTGCTTAGTAAATATGTTGCAAATATTAAATTTGAAATAGTTCAGGAGGACTAATATGGATAGTAATATACACAGAGTTGTAAAAATACACACTACTTCGCATAGGTTAGGTGATGAAAGTGATACTTATGTTAGAGATATAACAATAACATCAAGAGAATATACTTTTGATGAAGATAATAACAAAGTCTACTATGACCAAGATTACAAACTAACTTTGTTTAGTAAGGATAATAGTAGTGATATTGACTTAACAGTCGGGAGTTATGAGAATGGGTAAAATTACATATACAAATGGTGGTAGTCAAACGACTACTGCCATAGCACATGCACCACATTCAATTAGAATGTTGTGGGATAAACTACATACAGAAGGCATTAACATTGCTAGAGTTCGTAGTGGTAAACAAAGATTTGGAACTACAACAGGTAGAACTTTTATGGGGTTTCATTTCAAAAAAGTATCGGCATATCAACAACTTGACAATCCTGTCAAGGAGTTATACTTTACCAAGAAACTTAAACTTGGTAGAGCAAATACAGGTATGCAGGTATTAGAAATACCAAATAATATTGATGTTCAAGAAACATTACAATCATTAGATAAGATTGTGTATTACAAAAACACATCTGTTCTAGGTAGAGTGTGGCAAGGAATTAAATCCTTGTTTGCATAATTATTAATAGGTGGTAGTTTTCGGACTGCCACCATGTTTTACATATGGAGGGCATATGAGTAAAGCAATGAGAGTGGTGGATAGAGAAATTATTGAAAGACAAGTAATCAATGCTTGGAAAGATAAAAGTCTATCTGAATTACAACAATTAATCGAAAGCACAGGGTTTGGAAAAGACTGCAATAAATTATTAGCAAAGTTTAATAGTATTGTAGACCAAATTAATGAATTAGAAAAAGAAAGAAACACATTGAAAGATGAGTTAGAAACTATGACTAAGGATTTTAATAGCCAAAACTGTAATATAGATGACCATTCATATAGGTATCATTATGAAGGAACTTATGTTGAGTTAAATCTTGGACATTATAGTAATTCTAAAAGCAAGGGATATGACATAAAGACAAATGTCCCATGTGATATTAGAACAGGTATATCTGATGAACTTGGATTACAGACTATGGGTGGCGACTTCAATGCTAAAGATTTAGTTGAAGCATTAATTGCTAAGTTTGTAAGTTAATATATAATTTGTAGCACCTATTATAAGTTGCCTTGACAGGGTTGCTATAATGGGTGCACAGCACAGGAGAACAACATATGAAAGTATTAGAACTATTTAATGAGATTGAGAAGATAGCATTGAAACAAAAACATATTGAAGAAAAAGATTTTGATGATATGAGTAAACTACTTGGAACTATGAGTAGAGAAGATATGATAGAGTTAGTCTTAGAGTTTTTACAGATAACTGTAAGAGCAGATGTGGATTTTGAATTATTAGCAAATCCATATGAAGAAGAGGATGAAAAAAAAACAGAAGCACATTTACGATTGGTGCATTAGTTAGAAACAGAGGTATATATTATGACATACAAGTTATTAACAATAAACAATCCAAAGATATTGAAGGGTAGAAAAGTAGATGATAGATACATTACATCTATTCTACATATGAAACCTATCAATACAAAGATTTGTCCTTATCAGGATATTGCTGGGTGTAAGGTCGCTTGTCTTAACACAGCAGGTAGAGGTGGTATTATTAAGAGAGGAGAGACCACCAATGTAATACAGGAGGCAAGAAAGCGTAAGACCAACCTGTATCTAAATGATAGACCTTCCTTTATGGAACAGTTGCTTACAGATATTGGGAAGTTTGTAAGATATTGTGCTAATAAAGATAAGCGACCTGCCGTGAGATTGAATGGCACAAGTGATATACAGTATGAGAAGATTAAGTATGATGATAAGAATGTCTTTGAGCATTTTCCAGATGTTCAGTTCTATGATTATACAAAGATACCTACAAGAAAAGTTGAGGGTATTGACAATTATCATTTGACATGGAGTTATAGTGAGGCAAGTCAGAAGTATGCCGATTACTTTGACACCATCAAATACAATATTGCTGTTGTCTTTAACACTAAAGTCTTGCCTATCTTTTGGAAAGGCAAAGAAGTTATTGATGGAGATGAAAGTGATTTACGATTTTTAGATAGACAGAATGTTATTGTCGGTCTAAAAGCAAAGGGCAAAGCCAAACAAGATATGTCAGGTTTTGTCATTCATGTATGAGAGAGCAAGGTGTTGAACCGATATTGATACATGATAGACTGATTTTTCCACATTTGCGTGGGTGTTTCAATGTCAATAAATAACAAAACACAGCATTGCGAGGCAAGTGTTTTGCTAGTTTCAAAGTCTCAAACAAATAAAAAACTAGCACTTTAATTTTAGGAGAAGCATATGAAAGTAAAACAAGCACTTGATATTAGTAGAACTATGGGTTATAATGTTCCTGTAGATATGACTGATGATATATTATATTGGTCAGAGTCAAAACAAGATTGGTTAAGTATTGTAGATATGGATATAGTTTATGTGGTAAGAGCATTACATGGATTGTCTGTAAAATTACAGAATTCTGATATAAATTATACTAATACAGAAACTATATTTAATAGTCTTGATGAATATATTACAGATTTGAGGAGAGAATATGAGTAAAGTATTTAGAGAATGGATAGAGAATGTTGATGAAGATAGTAAAGCATACAAAGATTTTATTAAACAACAAGAGTATGATGATTGGTCAAGAAATAATATGATTAAAATGATGGACATTGTGGAGGGCAAAGACAATGGAAAACAAGATGATGACAATTAAGGCATGGAGTATAAATATTATTTGGGAAGATGATACTGAAGAAATAATAACAGATGTTCCTGATTGGGTAGCAAATAGGGTTGATGAATATTTAGATGCAGTAGAGGTGGAGTATGAGTAATGATGTAAATGATATGGTATGGGATAGTATCATGGAAGAAATTGCACAATGCGAATTATCTTTAGATGATACACATATGGCAAGAGTAGATGATATTGCGTTAGTAAATGGACTACACGCAGATGATGATAGAGATGAAATACTAGACATACTAGCAGAAGAAATGTTAGAGGAGAGAATGCAATGAGTATTTATAAAACAGTATCTAATGTATTAGTTAGAGACTATGAAGTTGTCAGAAGATTGACAGATGAAAGTATAGAAGATATAAGCATAATAATCATGGAAGAACTAAAAGGTTATGAGAATGAGGAATGCACAGAACAATTTATTTATGAAGTTGCAGGAGAAGTTCTTGCAACATTAATTTCTAGAGGAAGGAGATATTATGAAAGGGATATTGATTAATCCATTTGACCACACAGTCAAAGAGGTAGATATATTAGGTAATCTTGAGGATTGTTATTTGTTGATGAACTGTAGCACAGTTGATGCAATACAATTTGATGATGATAATACATTGTGGATAGATGATGAAGGGTTATTAAGGGAGAACATGTATTTTAATATTAGAGGTCGTAATCTAGCAGGTAATGCGTTACTAATGGGATATGATTATGAGACAGGAGATAATATAGATGTTCAAAATATTACAGCGTTAAGCGTAGAAGATGAAATAGAATGGTTGCCAAAAGGACATAGAGAACAACCATACATGGAGTTTAAAGTATTAGAATGAATGCAAAGAAAATGAAAGAGTTGAGGCGTAGAGTTAAACCTATTCAAGTAGAATGGTTGCAATCTTTATTGCCAGAAGAACAAAGTAAAACAATTACTGTTGATAATGTGAATGAACTTATACCTGAACAAACACATACATTTGGTGCAGGTCAAATGTTTTTGTCGTATATGACAGACAAATGGATTATGAAACAATTAAAAAAATACCCACACATTACAACATACCAAGAGTTGAGGGAACTAAATGAAGGAATACATATTTAAAGTTTTGATTGAGGGTAATACAGAACTCATCAAAACATATGCAAATTCTATTGAGTTTGCTATTGATAATCTAGTTTTAATTGATGGTATAGAAAATATATTTACAATAACAGATACCGAAATAGACAAGACTTATGATTTTAAAGGAGACTTCCAACACTTGAGAGAGTTAAGGAAGCACATACCATTTGACATTGAGACAATGTTGAGGGATAATAACAAACATACATTACATTAGGAGGGAGTATGACAAGAGAACTATTACATGTAAATTATCTAGGAATAATTATTGGTTTAATTATTGCTATAGGTGTTCAATTTATGACAATAAAAGAATTAAAGCAATTTTCTGTAGAAACAGGAGTGGAATGTATTAGAAATTCTAAGACAATGACACAAGAAGAAATTGAATATTGTTTGCCTGTTATGGACATGCTAGGATTTAGATACAAAGATGGCAGTTAGAGGTAAGACAATACAAACCATTGACCATGTCAAGAAAAGCACCTCACAGGGCACAGGAGGTCGTTCTAGGCGTGTTAAAATATCAATGGCACACATGAACAAGAACAAGAAAAGAAGTTACAAAAAATATCGAGGGCAAGGTAGATGAATATATTTTATTTTTATGATTGTCCAAAGAAATCTGCACAAGCACAACCAGATAAGATGCTAGTAAAGATGCCTTTGGAAACAGCACAGATGCTATGCACAGCACATAGAGAACTAGATGGAGATGATTATGCTGATAAAGTAGGACTATATAAGAGAGCCTATTGGAACCATCCATGCACTATATGGGCTAGGGAAACAAGTGAAAATTATTGGTGGCTCTTTAAACATTTCCTAGCATTAGGTGATGAGTATACATATCGTTATGGTAAAGAACACTCTAGTGTAGCTAAACTTAAATATGTTTTACAAACCTATCCTAAAGCTATTAAAGAAGATGAAAGAACAACAGTAGCACAAGCCATGCCAGAGGAGTATAAAGATGAAGACCCTATTGTTGCTTATCGCAACTATTGCATTAACGAAAAACATTATGCCAAGTGGGAACGAGGTCGGTGCAAACCTACTTGGTGGACTAAGGAGGCAGTATGAAATCCATACTAAACAAAAAAGATTATGAAAAGTTTGTAAAGTCTGTAGACTTTTTAAAACAAGAACACGATTTTGATATACATTATGTTGTTACATTTATGGGTAATGGTGATACATTTGAAGTAGAATTATTAAACATAGATGAAGATGATATAAAAAATATTGATAATTTACTTGACACAGAGTTGGAGGAGTGATATACTTCTGGGCAATGACAATGAGTAGCCGAAAACAAAGCCCTCTATCTCCATATAATGTGCTAGTAGGCTTGGCTTTGACCACAACTTTTGGGTTGGTTGGCTCACAAACCCTTTTAACTTAAATACTATTTGTAGGAGGAATATATGATAGTAGATGGAACTGCGTATTGGGCTAGTATTAAGACACCCAACACGACTTTTGAACCTGTTTATACAGTCAACTTGGTTGTTGAACAGGAAGTGGCTGATGACTTTATAAGTCGAGGTCATAATGTAAAGCAAATGGATGAAGGTCCTGCTTTAGTAATCAAGCGTAAGGTAAATGGTCCTAATGGAATGATTAGAACTTCACCTAGATTGCTTGACCAAAACAAACAGGAAGTTAATCTTGCTGTTGGCAATGGCTCTAAGGTTAGAGTTCAATGCAATGAATATGAATGGGAGTATGCAGGTAATACAGGCAAGAGCCTTGACTTACAGGCTGTCCAAATCATAGACTTGGTAGAGTATAAAGCCGAAGATGGCTCTGAATTCTTCGATGAAGGAGAGGAGTTTTAATCATGGCTGATGATACTACACCAAACATTACCTATGAAATAGAAGGTAATAAATATGATGTTCTAAAACTTAGCCAAGAGGCACAAAGTTCTTACTATGTTATACTTGAGGTAGAGCAAGAGATAAGAACATTGAGGAAAAGGATTGCAGTATTAAGTGCTGCATCCCAGACTTTCAATAATCAGATGAAAGAACATCTAGTTGAAGAGGCTTTAATAGAGTCTTAATTATAAAGAGGTGTGCATTAAATGTGGATAGCACTTAAAGTATAAATCCAGTTTGGGAAACCATATGAACAACGCCTCAATTTTTAGGAGATAGAATTGAATACACAATTTGTTAAACATAAATTACCATGCCCAAAGTGTGGTAGTAGTGATGCTGTTTCACTTAATAACAATGGTTCTGCAAAATGTTTTAGTTGTAATACATTTTTTCCAGACTATGACAATGCAGATAATATGAGTACAAATGATAATAATATTGTACCCATGAAACAACCTGAAACATCTTTTTTAAACTCTTATACAGGAGTATATTCTGCAATATCTGATAGAGGTATATCAGAAAATACTGCCAAAAAGTTTGGAGTTAAAATTGTAAAAGATAATAATGGTAATATAAAACAACATATCTATCCATACTATAATGGAAGTGAGATTGTTGGAACTAAAACAAGATATGTAGACAACAAAAACTTTGCATGTAATGGCACATTTCAAGGAACAGGATTGTTCGGAGAGCAGTTGTATAGAAATACAGGTGGTAAGTATCTTACTATTGTAGAAGGTGAGTGTGATGCAATGGCAGTCAATGAATTATTTCAAGACAAGTGGGCTGTTGTATCTATTAAACGAGGTGCATCTTCTGCAGTAAGAGATATACGAGAGAGTATTGAGTTTGTTGAAGCATTTGATAATGTTGTAATATGTTTTGATAATGATAAGGTAGGTAGACAGTCAGCCTTAGAGGTTGCTCGTATTTTAAAACCGGGAAAAGCTAAGATTGTAAATCTTCCAAATGGATATAAAGATGCAAACGAAATGCTTGTCAAGAAAAAGTTTAAAGAATTTAATACTGCATGGTGGGAAGCTAAAACTTATACACCATCTGGCATCTTAGAATTACATAGTAAGAAAGATGATTGGATGCATAGAGAAGAAAAAGAAAGTATTGCATATCCTTGGGAAGGTTTAAATAAGAAACTATATGGTATGCGTAAGGGAGAGTTAGTTACTCTTACAGGTGGCACAGGACTAGGTAAGTCTAGTGTAACTAGAGAACTTGAACATCATCTTATAAAGAATACAAAAGATAATGTCGGCATCATAGCACTAGAAGAAAACTGGTTAAGAACTGCTGATGGTATTGTATCTATTGAAGCTAACGACAGACTATATCTTACAGAAAAAAGAAAGAACTATACAGAAGAAGAACTAAATGCTTTATTTGATAAAGCCATAGAAAAAGGTAGAGTATTTATACATGCTCACTTAGGTGCTACAGATATAGATGAAATCTTTTCTAAGTTAAGATATATTATTGTAGGTTGTGAGTGTGATTGGATAGTGGTTGACCACTTACATATGCTTGTAAATGTGTTGACAGAGGGAGATGAAAGAAGAGGTATTGATATGCTTATGAATAGACTTCGTAGTCTTGTTGAAGAAACAGGTGTGGGAATGATATTAGTATCACACTTGCGTAGAGCATCAGGAGATAGAGGTCATGAGAAAGGTATTGAAGTATCACTATCACACCTAAAAGGTTCTCAAGGTATAGCACAGTTATCTGACTGTGTGATAGCATTAGAAAGAAACCAACAAGCAGAGAATAAAGAAGAAGCAAACATAACAAAAGTCAGAGTCTTGAAGTCAAGATATACAGGAGACACAGGACTGGCTTGTAGTTTGACATATGATATAGAAACAGGTAGACTACACGAACTATCAGAGGAGGAAACATTCTACAATGAAGATGATTTTTGATATAGAAACAGATGATTTAAATGCTACTAAAGTGTGGTGCTTGGTTGCAAAAGAACTCAATGGCAAGATACATAAGTTTGGTCATAATCAAATACAAAATGGATTAGATTTATTATCTACTGCTGATGCATTGATAGGTCATAATATAATTGGTTTTGATTTACCAGTATTAGAAAAACTATATGATTTTAAATTTACTGGTCAAGTTATTGATACACTTGTCATGTCAAGACTTTATAATCCAGTCAGAGAAAATGGACATAGTCTTAAGACTTGGGGATTTAGAGTAAACATGTATAAGAAAGAACAACCAGAGTTTACATCATACTCTCCAGAAATGTTAGAGTATTGTGTAGGAGATGTATGTTTAAATGAAAAAGTGTATGAACATTTATTAAATGAAGGCAAAGGTTTTAGTGAACAGAGTCTAGAACTAGAACACAGAGTTGCTAAGATTATAAATGAGCAAGAGAAAACAGGATTTCATTTTGACAGTAGACAAGCAATGGAATTACTTGCAGATTTACAAGATAAAAAATCACAGACTGAACTTGAAGTGCAAACTACATTTAAACCAAAATGGATAGATGATAAATTAGTTACACCTTATGTTCGTAAGGATGGACAGTTAAGTAAACGAGGTCTTACTGATGAAGAGTATGACACTTGTATGACACAAAAGAATTATGAGCCATTCATGCGTAAGAAATTAGTTGACTTTAATCTTGGAAGTAGAAAACAAATAGGAGAATATCTTATTGATTTTGGTTGGAAGCCTGAAAGATTTACACCTACAGGTCAACCCATTGTAGATGAAGGAACACTCAAAAAGATTGAGCATATAAATGAGGCTAAACTAATTGCTAACTTTTTACTATACCAAAAACGAATAGCACAAATATCTTCTTGGATTGATGAATTAAAAGATGATAGAGTTCATGGTAAAGTTATTCCAAATGGAACTATTACAGGTAGAATGACACATAGAAATCCTAATATGGCACAAGTTCCTAATATACATAGCCCATTCGGTGAAGAATGTAGAGCATGTTGGACTGTGCCAGAAGGATATAAACTTGTAGGTATAGATGCTAGTGGATTAGAATTAAGAATGTTAGCTCACTATATGAAAGATGATAATTATATTAATGAAGTCTTACATGGAGATATACATACAACCAATCAAGAACTAGCAGGATTAAAAACAAGAGACCAAGCTAAAACATTTATATATGCTTTAGTATATGGTGCAGGAGATGCTAAGATAGGTAAGATTGCAAAGGGAGATATAAAGAAAGGTAAACAGTTAAAAGAAAGATTCTTTACTAATTTACCTGCTCTTAAGAAGTTAAGAGACCAAGTGCAACAAGCATCTCAAAGAGGATTTCTTTTGGGTATAGATAGAAGAAAGATATATGTGCGTAGCCCACATGCTGCCTTGAATACTTTATTACAAGGAAGTGGTGCTATCGTAATGAAACAAGCTATGATATACTTATATGAAATGATAAAACTAAATGCTTTAGATGCTAAATTTGTTGCTAACATTCATGATGAATGGCAGTTGCAAGTGAAAGAATCTCAAGCAGATTGTGTTGGAAGAATGGGATGTGATGCAATTAGAAAAGCAGGACAGACTTTTAAAATGCGTTGCGAACTAGATGGAGAATATAAAATAGGAGGAAATTGGAGTGAAACCCACTAAGAAAGATAGAAAGAAATTTGACCTTGACTTACAGTATGGTCAGATTAGAGAAGAAAAAATAGCAAACATGCTTACTAATAAAAGGATTGAAGTTAAATCTGAAAGAGGTATGTGGATGAAGACAGGTAATATATGTATTGAATATGAATCATATGGAAAGCCATCAGGTATTGCAGTAACAGAAGCAGACTACTGGTTCCATAACCTTTGTATTGATGACCATATATTCTGCACACTTGTATTTGAAGTTCCAAAACTAAAACAGTTAATTGAAAAATTAGATTTCAAAAAATCTGTGAGTGGTGGAGACCATAATGCAAGTAGAATGTGGTTAGTAAGTATACAAAAATTATTTACTACAGATGTATTTAAAACATTTAAAGGTTTAAAAGATGAAGAAAAAGATTGACAAAACTAAATTAGATAACTATAATAAATTTACATCCGAATCAGGACATTGGTATGACCAAGATGGAGGACCTATGTATACAATCATAGGTGCTAATGGTAAAGAAAGAAATACCACATTGAGAGATGCTAAGTCTTTTGGTTTAGTTCCATCAGTAACTACGATTATTGGTATGATTGCTAAACCTGCTTTAGAAAATTGGAAGATTACACAAGCTATTAAATCTGCAGTTACTGTAGGTATTGGCGATGAGGAATCTTTAGATTCTTATGTTTATAGGTGCAAAGCCGATGCTAAGAATATAGGTTTAAAAGCAGCAGACCAAGGAACTAAAATCCATGCTCAAATAGAAAAAGGATTTTTAGGTAAGGCTAAAACTAAACCTTACAAAATTATCAAAGCTTGGCTTGATGAAAACTTTCCTGATGAAGAATGGATAGCAGAAGATTCTTTCTGTGCACGACAGGGTTATGGTGGTAAGATAGACTTGTATTCTAAGTCCGGTATTTTTGTGGACTTTAAAACTAAAGACAATCTATTTGGTAAAGACCCTGCTAAATTAGTATATGATGAACATGGTATGCAGTTGTCTGCGTATGCACAAGGTTGTAACATAGATAACCCTACCAGAATTTCTATCTTTGTAGATAGAGCAGATACAAGTTTAGTTTTATGCCACATATGGGAAGAAGAATCTCATGAGAAACACAAAGAAATGTTCAATAGTATATTAAGATATTGGCAGTTAGTTAAAAATTATGAATGGGAGAATAAATTATGATGAAAAATTGTATGTTGTTTGAAGATTGGTTTTCAAAAGAAGACTGTAATCATATAATAACTGAGTCTGAAAAGTTGTTAGATATAACGGATGCTACAACAGGAGAAGGCTCAGAACAAAGAGTTACAAAACACAGAAAAGGTAATGTTGCTTTTATAACTACAGCAAACCCAGACCATATGAATCTTTGGAACTTTATTGCTCCTAGATTTTGGAACTCTATTAATGCAGCCAACAGATTGTCTTATGACTTTGATGTAAAGTATTTAGATTCAATTCAGTATACTGTTTACAATGGAGATGAAGAGGAAGGAGATTTTTATAACTGGCATATAGATACATTTCTAGATACAGATAATGCTTTTCATAGAAAGTTAAGTTTAACACTACAACTTTCAGAGTCTGATGATTATACAGGTGGAGACTTTGAATTTCAGCATAGCTCATCTCCTGATAATATTAGAAAACAGGGTAGTATATTAGTGTTCCCATCTTTTTCTACACACAGAGTTACGCCTGTAACTTCTGGAACTAGAAGAAGTTTGGTTGCATGGTTTGAAGGGAGTAAATTTAAATGACAAAGTTTAGTGAAACTAGAATACTAGAAGAGATAGATGATTATATACATGAAACTTACAAGAAACATTATGCCGAAGGTAAGTATCAAGCTACAGATATGATTATAGATGCAGGATATGGAGAAGGATTTTGTATTGGTAACATTATGAAGTATGCAATGAGATATGGAAAGAAAGATAATAAGAAATTAGAGCTATATAAAATTATACATTATGCTATAATAGCTTTACATATAGAGGAAGAAAATGGTTGATGATAAAATAGGAACCAAGCCTTACTTGGGAATTGAAATAGACTATGACAAAGAGAAACACTTTGATAAATTTAGTTTAGATACACTAAGAGATAGATACTTTTGGGAAGGAGAAACACATGCACAAGAAGCGTTTGCAAGAGCCTCAGTCTTCGCAGCCACCTACAAAGGCGAGACAGATTATGAATTGGCTCAAAGACTTTATAATTACAGTTCCGATAGGTGGTTCATGTTTAGCACTCCTATACTTAGTAACGGGGGAACTACTCGTGGGTTACCTATTAGTTGCTTCCTTAATTATGTACCTGACAGCAGGAGTGGTTTATCTGCTCACTATGATGAAAACATTTGGTTGGCAAGTTCAGGTGGAGGCATTGGTGGATTTTGGGGAGATGTTAGGAGTAATGGTATACCTACTACTCACGGCAGTCGTTCTACTGGTTCAATTCCTTTCATGCATGTAGTAGATTCACAGATGTTAGCCTTTAATCAAGGCACTACAAGAAGAGGAAGTTATGCAGCATACTTGGATGTTAGTCATCCAGAAATAGAAGAGTTTATAAATATGCGTAAAGAATCTGGTGGAGATATAAATAGAAAATGTTTGAACTTACATAATGGAATTAATATAACTAATGCATTCTTAGATGCAGTAAAGGATGATGAAGATTGGAGATTGATTGACCCTAAAACAAATGAGGCAGTAAAAGTTATAAATGCTAGAGATTTATGGTTTCAAATTATAAATGCTAGAGCAGAAACAGGAGAGCCATACATGATTAATATTGATACATGTAATGATGCTTTACCTGAACAACAACAAAAATTAGGATTACAAATAAGACAAAGTAATTTATGTTCAGAGATTACTTTACCAACAAATGAAGAAAGGACTGCAGTATGTTGTCTATCTTCTGTAAACTTAGAAAAGTTTGATACATGGGTTAGTGATAATTATTTTATAGAAGATTTAATTACAATGTTAGATAATGTAATAGAGCATTACATAGAAAATGCAGTAGATACATCACAGTTAGGAGGATATAGTGCAAATTTTAAAAGGTTTACAAAGTATATTAGAGAAGGCAAAGAAGGGTTTGCCAAGTCAGCTTATTCGGCTTATAGAGAGAGGTCGTTGGGTTTGGGTGCGATGGGTTTCCATGCTTACCTCCAGTCTAGAAATATTCCTTTCGAGGGAGTTCTGGCAACCAGCTTCAATCATCAAGCATTTAAACACATTAAGAACAAAGCTGTTCAAGCTTCTAAAAGATTGGCTGAGATGCGTGGTGGATGCCCTGATTTACTTAGTGATGACATTCGCAATGCTAACCTTCTTGCTATTGCTCCTAACGCTAGTTCTGGTATTATCTGTTCCGGTACTAGTCCTTCTATTGAGCCTTATCGTGCCAATGCATATACTCACAAAACTTTATCAGGTAGTTATCAAGTTAAAAACAAATTCCTTGAAAAGATTTTTAAAGACAAAGGACTAAAAGATAAAGAATTAGATGAGCTTTGGAAAGATATATCTGCAAAGGATGGCTCGGTACAACATTTAGATATTCTTACTGATGATGAAAAAGAAATATTTAAAACAGCAAATGAGATAAATCAGATATGGATTGTTGAACATGCCTATCAAAGACAACAATATATTTGTCAAGCACAATCTGTTAATCTCTTTTTTACTTTACCAAAAGCAACAGAAGGACAAGATACTCATGATGAATACATGCAGTATGTAAATGATGTTCATTGGTATGGTATGAATAAATTAAAATCACTATACTACTTTAGGTCCAACGCAGCTAGAAGTGTAGAAAATGTTAATATTAAAGTTCCAAGAATCAAGTTGGATGATGTGGAATGTGTAGCCTGTGAGGGATAATTATGATAAAACAAAAATTATATAATGCTTTACGCTTAAAGTATGAAGCAGAAAAGGCAGAAGCTGAAACTAATTTATTAAACTATTTTAAAAATAGTGTTGGTGTTGCTGAGCATCCTAACATTATTGAAACAATGGATATGGAAATAGATAAGTTAGCAACTGCAGAAGATAAACTAAGAACATTAGAGGAGAACTTCAATGACTTTACTAGGT